CATCTGCTTCTTTCACAGCAAATGGTGCATTAATTTATAACACAACAACAGATGGTGGTTCAGGAACAACTGACGCTGTTTGTGTAATCGCATTCGGTGGTGATAAAACTGCAACTAACGGAACATTTACAATTCAATTTCCAACAGCAGACGCTAGTAGCGCAATCTTAAGATTAGCATAGGAGTAGCCCATGTCGGTTGACTCAGGATGGGGCCGATTTACCTGGGGACAGGCATACTACGGCGAAAGTGATTTATTAGCTACAGGTTGGGGTGCAAAGACTTGGAACGCTGGTGAATGGGGAAACCTTGCAGATGAAACTGTTACCTTAACAGGCGTATCTATAACATCAAACGTTGGATCATTAACATCAACTGGAACAGCAGACATTACACTATCAGGTGTGTCTACAACATTTAGTGTTGGATCAATAGCTCCTGTAATTGATGTAACACCAAACATACCTAGTTTATCTTTTTCTGGAAACGTTGGATCATTTACAAATGTAATTGATGTAAGTGTTGTTCCAACTGGTGTATCTACAAACAGTGCTTTAGGTGTTATTACACCTGCAGATCAAGTCATGGGTCTGACAGGTCAAGAATTTACAGCAGAACAAGGTACAGCTGTAGCACCAAACGAAGACGTATCACCATCTGGTGTACAAGCCTCATTCTCATTAGGCACAGCAATAGCTTTCTCAGGAACTTTAGTTTTACCAAGTGGTTTCTCTATAACTTCTTCTTTAGGTTCGGTTGTTGTTCCTAATGAAGATGTTACTCTAACAGGATTATCTGCAGAATTTAGTTTAGGAAGTTTAGTAGGATTAGGTTCCTCTGTTGCTGCCTTATCTGGTGTATCAATGACCTCTTCTGTAGGATCAATTGACCCTGCAGATCAAGTAATGGGACTAACTGGAATCTCTACTAGTGCATCTGTAGGATCTATTAGTGTTGCCGATCAAGTGGTTGGATTAACTGGAGTATCATTTAGTGCCTCTTTAGGAGAGCCATTTATAATACATTATGAGGATGTTGACACTGGTTCTAATACATCTTATAGTGCAGTTTCAACAGGATCGAATACAAGTTATTCTGATGTTGCAACTGGATCAAATACAAGTTATAGTGACGTCGCATAGGAGAAAAATATGGCTTCAACATACACGCCTTTAGGGGTAGAACTTCAAGCAACTGGTGAAAACGCCGGTACATGGGGTACTAAAACTAATACAAATTTACAACTTATAGAACAAATAATAGGTGGATTCACAGCACAATCGATTGCCGGTGGTGCACAAACTACAGCTTTAACTATTTCAGATTCTGGAACTGGCGATGTAGCCGGTCACAGAATGATTGACTTTACTGGTACGATTACTGGAAACCAGATTGTAACAATACCTTTAGATGTTCAAACTTTTTATATTTTAAGAAACTCAACTTCAGGAGCTTACACAGTTCAATTTAAATATACATCTGGTTCAGGATCCTCGTTTACTTTTGCAGCAACAAACAAAGGAACTGCAATAGTATTTGCAGCAGCGAATGATGGAACTAATCCAGACATTATAGAAATTCAAACAGGTGGAGATGTTGTTGATGATACAACACCTCAACTTGGTGGTAACTTAGATACAAACGATAATAATATTGTTACTGTTTCAAACAGAGATTTAAATTTATATCCAAACGGAACAGGTGCAGTAGAGATAGGTGGTAATACAAACCCTGGTACCGTTATTTTAAATTGTGAATCTAACTCACACGGTATTAAATTACAATCACCTCCACACTCAGCGGGTCAATCATATACACTTAAATTTCCAACAGGAAATGTTACAGCAGATAGATTTTTAAAAGTAGCTAGTATTACAGGTTCAGGGACAACGGCTGTTGGACAATTATCTTTTGCTGAAGTATCAGGTGGTACTTCATGGCAAGCAGTAAAAACTTCTACATTTACAGCAGTAGCTGGTGAAGGTTATTTTATTAACACAACTAGTGGAGCTATTGAAATGGATTTACCTGCAGGTAGTATTGGTGATGAAGTATCATTCATAGATTATGCAGGAACATTTGATTCAAATGCTCTAACAATAGATCCAAATGGTTCAGAAAAAATTGCAGGGTCAACAGATAGTTTAACAGTATCAACAGAAAGAGCAGCAAATACTTTAGTTTATGTAGATAGCACACAAGGTTGGCTCTTAAAGAATAATTAAGGAGATACATGGCTGCTTATAAAGATCTAGTAGGGCAGAAGATTACGAAAGTGACTTCAAACCCTGGTGAACCTAAAACAGGTCAGATGTGGTATAACTCCACTGATGGTAAGCTTAGAGGTTTAGGTATTGTTAAAGCATGGGCTAGTGGTGCACCAATAGCATCAGGAAGAGCTTCTGCAGGTGGAGCTGGAATACAAACAGCAGCTTTAATGTGTGGTGGTTATACTACTGCAGGTGTAGCTTCTACAGAAGAATACAGTGGAAGCGGTTGGAGTGCTGGAGGAGATTTAAATACAGGAAGATATGCTCTTAGAGCAGCGGGAACTCAAACTGCAGCTTTAGCTTTTGGAGGTTATATGCCTCCTGGATATGTAACAGTAACAGAATCTTATAATGGAACAAGTTGGACAAACGCTCCAGCATTAAATACAGGTAGAAGTCAAGGTTCACCAGCAGGAACATCTACTGCAGCCTTATACGCAGGTGGAGGAACTCCAACTACTATAACTAATTCAGAAGAATACGATGGATCTAGTTGGTCTGAAGGAGATAATTTAAATACTGCTAGAACTGTAGTAGGCGGTTCTGGAATTCAAACTGCAGCATTAGCAGCAGGAGGAGAATTAGGTCCTCCAGGATATACAGCAGCAACAGAATTATACGATGGAACAAGTTGGACAACTTCTCCAGCTTCATTAAATGTTATTAAAGGTGGTCAAGCACAAAGTGGAACTCAAACTTCTAGTTTAGCTTATGGTGGCTATACTGGAACTGCAGTGACTGGAGCAACAGAATCTTGGGATGGAACTACTTGGACTAATTTATCACCAGTTGCTTTAGCAACAGCTAGAAATGCAACTCAAGGAGCAGGGGCTGATTCAACAAGTGCAGTTTGTTTTGGTGGCGATCCTCAAAAATCAGAAACAGAAGAATTTACATCATCAACAAACACAATAACCGCTGCAGCATGGGCTAGTGGTACAGCTATTAATACTGCAAGAAACTCTTTTGGAGGTTTTGGTTTACAAACAGCAAATATTATTGCTGGAGGATATGGATCTCCTAATGTTAAAAATGAAACAGAGGAATGGGATGGAACTTCTTGGACAGAAAAAAGTAATTTAAACACAGCTAGAAGTCACTATGCAGGAAGTCAAGCTGGCCCTTATACCGCTGTATTTATAACTAAAGGTAATACAAGTGCATCTGATACATCAACAAATGCTACTGAAGAATGGGATGGAAGTAGTTGGACAACAGTAACTGCAAATCCAACCACTGGACAAAGAAATATGGGAGCTGGAACTCAAACAGCAGGTTTAAGTTTTGGTGGACTACAAAACCCAGCACCTCCTGCACCAAGAGTGGCTACAACTCAAGAATATGACGGAACTAACTGGACTTCAGGTGGTGATTTAAATACTGCTAGAAATGATGGTGGGGGGACTGGAACTCAAACTGCTGGATTAGCATATGGTGGAGATGTACCTGGGGCTTCTGCTGCAACAGAAGAGTATAATGGAACTGCTTGGACAAGTGTAAATAATATGGCGATCGCTAGTGGATACTATGGAGAATGTGGTCAATCTCAAACAGATGCAATGGCAGTAGGAAACCTTTATGCTTCTCCAGATAATGGATGTCAACACTATGATGGAACAACCTGGGCAACAAGACCTTTATTAGGAACTGCAAGATTTGATAGTGCTGGATCAGGAACTGGGACAGCTGCTATGGTTGCAGGTGGTGGAACACCTGGTAACACAAACGCAGTAGAAGAATTTACAGGAGAAACAACAGCTACTAACATAACAGATTTTACGACAAGTTAATTATGACAACATATAGAAATATACATGGACGATCAATTCAGGCAGTATCAACTGATCCAACTGAATCAGTTGCTGAGGGTCAAGTTTGGTACAACACAACTAGTGATACTTTTAAAACTGTGTTGGTTACTGAAGCATGGTCAAGCACTGCTCCTTTACCTGTAGCTAGAGATAAACCAGGAGCAGCTGGAACACAAACTGCTATTTTAGCGATTGGTGGAGAACCTGGATTATCAACTGTAGATGAATATAACGGAACTGGTTGGAAATCAGCTCCTGCTATAAACACGGGAAGAGATGGAATGGCATCTGGTGGAACAACATCTGCTGCTTGGAAAGCAGGAGGAAATCCACCTTCAAGTACAACTGCAACTGAAGAATATGATGGATCAAGTTGGACAACTGTTCCAGGAACATTAAATACAGGAAGATATATTATGGGGTCTTGTGGAACTCAAACTGCAGCCTTATGTAATGGTGGATACAACACAGCAAATGTAAATAATTCAGAAGAATATGATGGATCTACTTGGTCAAATGGAAATGCTATGAATACTGCAAGAAGAACTTGTGCTGATATAGGAATACAAACTGCAGCCGTTTCTTTTGGAGGTCAGCCTCCTCCAGGTCCAGCTCAAGATGATGTTGAAGAATACGATGGAACTTCATGGACAACAGTAGGAAATTACCCAACAAATATTTCAGATTCAGCTGGTTCAGGTACTTTAACAGCTGGTTTAGCTTTTGGAGGAAATGTACCTCCAAGTACAACTGCAACTAAAAATTATGATGGAACAACTTGGACAGCAAGTCCAGCTTCTTTAGGAACTGCTGCTAAAAGACATGGTGGAACACCTTCAGGAACAGATGCAGCGGCAGTTGCTTTCGGTGGAGACGGACCAGGTTCCAATACAAATATATCACAAGAATTTAACAAATCAGCAAACGTCATTACAGCTGCAGCGTGGGCTAGTGCAACAGCTTCTAATACAACAAGATATTTAGGTCATGGAGTTGGAACTACAACAGCGTGTGTGGTTTATGGTGGAATTTTAAATCCAGGTTCAACTTATAGAGCACAAACAGAGGAATGGGATGGATCAAGTTGGACTGAACAAAATGATTTAGGAACAGCAAGATTTTTTGGTATGTATGCTGGAACACAAACAGCAGCACTGATTGGAGGTGGATACACTGGATCAATTGTATCTAATGTAGAAGAATATGATGGATCGTCTTGGTCAGAAGTAAATAATATGCCCGCAGGTAATAGACTGCAAGCAGGTTTTGGAGTTCAAACAGCAGCAGTTTCAACTGCAGGTCAAGGTTCACCTGGAAAATGGGCAAATGTTTATCATTATGATGGTACTAATTGGACTTCTGCTACTTCGTATCCTACAGCTGTTGAACAAATGGCAGGGTGTGGAACTCAAACTGCAGGATTAGTATCTGGTGGTAGTGCTGACCCAGGGTTAGTAAATACACAATTTGAATATGATGGCTCTTCTTGGACTGCTGGAGGAACATTACCCACAGTTCGTGCTTTTCAAGCAAATAATGGAACTCAAACATCTTGTCAAATAATAGGTGGTGGTGTACCTGCTTATGATACAAATGTAACAGATTATGATGGAACAGCTTGTTCTACATCGCCAAGTATAGATACTGCAAGAGGATATGGTAGAGGAACGACTACTTCAGGAGCTACAACTGGAGCTATTTTAACTTCAGGATCAACACCTGCTACACCGAGCTCTAATACATCAACAGAATTTACAGAAGCTTCAACAGCATTAAATGTTGAGACTTTAACTCAGAGTTAAACTATGATAAACAAACTTAAAAAGGAGGACTAAACTATGGCACACTTTATATATGGAGTAGCTGAAAACACTGGCAAAGGATTTTTTACTGCAGAAGACAGAAGAAAATTCTTCCTTAGAGGTTATCCTGCAAACGTCTGGATGGTTGGCAACAACGTTGATGGCGCTATGTGGTTAGCTGAAAAAGGCGGTGTTGAAAAAACTAAGTCAGAAGCACAAGCTTTGATTGACGCTGAAGTTCAAGCGGCACAAGCTGAATGGGATGCATTGTCTGATGAACAAAAAGCTATTCGTGAAAGACCAGCTGATGTAATATTGCCATAAGGATATTCTAAATGGCAACTTACGAAGAGATATACGGTAAGAGAGTAAAAGAACTTTCCGCGGATCCAACTCTGGATTCGTCGTACGAAGGACAGGTTTGGTATAACTCGACTACAGGTAAATTAAAATCTGTTGTTGCTATTGAAGCATGGGTAAGTAGTACACCTTTAATTACAGCTAGAGAGTGGGCGGCATCATCAGGAACACAGACCGCTGCAATTGTAAGTGGAGGATATGCTTTACCTTCTACAAAATATAACAATACTGAAGAATATAATGGCTCTGGTTGGGCTGCGGGTGGAGCTTTAAACACAGCTAGAGGAGAAATTGCAGGTGGAGGACCACAAACAGCTGCATTGGTTGCAGGTGGAGATACTCTTCCTGGAGCTAGTAATGCATCTGAAACATATAATGGATCTAGTTGGACTAATGCACCAAATTTAGGTACAGCTAGATTTAGTCTAGGAGCAGCTAAACAAGGTCCATCAACAGCAGCTTTAGTTTTTGGAGGTGTATCAGGTACTGCAGTAGATAATTCAGAAGAATACGATGGTTCGAGTTGGACTGAGGGAAATAATTTAAATACAGCAAGAAATGCTTTTCCAGGTTCATGTGCAGGCACACAAACAGCTGGTTTAGCAACAGGAGGTTCACCGTTTGTTGCAAACTGTGAAGAATATGATGGAACAAGTTGGACAAATGTTAATGGTTTAAACACAGCAAGACAACAAGCAGCAGGTGGAGGATCTCAGACAGCTGCATTTCTTGCGGGTGGCCAAACACCACCAAATACTTATGTTGCAATTACAGAAACATATGATGGAACAAATTGGACTACTTCTCCAGCAACTTTATCATCTCCTAACATTGGAAACACAGGGGCAGGAGACAGTTCAGCTGGTTTATCTTCTGGAGGATATAATCCAACAAGATCGACTGTTGAAGAATATAACAAATCAATCAATACAATCACTGCAGCAGCATGGGCTGCTGGTGGTAATCTGCCACAAAGAACAAATTTAGCAGCAGCTTCAGGAAGTCAAACGGCAAACATAGTTTATGGTGGAGATACAGGACCTACTTGGAGCACAGTTTCAAATCAATCTGTTTTATATGATGGGTCTTCTTGGACTGCAGGAACAAATATTCCTGGAGCAGAAAATAATATGAATGGAACTGGAACTCAAACAGCAGGTATTTATTTTGGTGGTTATCCAAATGTTACTACAACCGTTGAATGGGATGGTTCTAGTTTTTCATCAGGTGGTGCCCTGAGTACAGGTAGAGAAAAACTTGGACACAATATTGGAGTACAAACAGCCGCTGTTGCTTTTGGTGGATATATTAGAGGACCAGATTCTAAAACGGATGCTACAGAAGAATACAATGGTAGTTCATGGACTGCAGGAGGAGCTTTAAATACTGCTAGATATTATATGACAGGAGCTGGAACAGAAACAGCAGGTCTTGCAATGAATGGAACGGTTGAACCTCCTCAAACAAATGCAGTTGAGGAGTACAATGGTAGTTCTTGGACTTCTGTAAACTCAAGTCCATATTCTGCAGGAGGAGGTTCTTCTAGTGGAACTCAAACAGCAGCATTACTTTATGGTGGAAATCCTTCAAGCCCAGTAACTACAACAGCAGGTTATGATGGTACAAACTGGTCTACTAGACCAAATATGGCTAACGCTACTTCTGGTGGAACTGGTGGACACGCAGCCACTTCAGACGCAGCAATAAGATCTGGTGGATACAATAATACGTCTGGACAAACAGAAGAATTTACAGGGGAAACAGAAACAGCTACAGCTGCAACATTGACAACTAGTTAATAAAGTATATATTAGAAAGATATACATAAAGGAATAAATATGACAGAAAAAAGAAATATACATGCATTAATTGAAAAAGAAGCACCCAGCTTAAATAATTTATTGGATCCAAATGATGTAAAGGCGTTTAAAGAAATGACAGCCGAGCTTCGTGACACATGGACCAAGAAACAAGTATTTAGAACAGAAACAGAAATGAGAATGTCTGTTCTACAAGATATGAAATATCCAACAAAAGCTGCAAAGTATTGGCAGTGTGTTAGAGAACAAAACGTATTCTTAGAAAATTTAATGAGTCTATCATTTGATTGTAGACGTAATGAAGCTAAAATTAAATGGTTAGAGAAAAAAGTTGAGACAGAACAAGACGAATATAAATTAGAAAAATATAAAATAGATCTTGATGAAGCTAGATACAGTTTAGCTAATATGCAATTAGTTGCAAGAGACCGTATGAGAGAAATTAAATTATGGTCTACATTAAAAAAAGAATTTGACGATGGTACATTTGATACTAAAGATGTCAACAGACACCAGTTAGAATCATATCACCAGATTATGAAAAACAAAGCACAGACATTAACATCAGGATCATCACAACCTGAAGTGTTTAATGTGTTAGGTCAGTTAAATACTATAGAAAGAGTTAAAAAATCAGGAGAAATGATTTACAACAAGAAAGAACAATTAACACATGACCTTGGATCCAAACCAGAATAATTTTAGTTTTGTATTTTTAGGTCAGTCGGTGTTAAAGTATCAAGTGCCTCTTGATGTGTATAATACGATCAACCATATTTATGAAACAAAATATCCAGAACTAAAACCTGCTAACAAACAATTAGTTGGTAAAATAGAAAAAGAACATAGTCTATTTTACAATGGTGAAGATAGTTCTAAAATGACAAGACATAATCTGTTACCACAAAATGTATTGCAATGGTTTGAATCTAAATTCAGACATTATTTAGAATGGAACAAGATAAGAGATTATAATTTACATATGAATTCTGTATGGGTAAACCAAATGTTTGAACACGAATATAATCCAGTGCACGTGCATCAAGGAACACTGTTTACAGGTTTATCGAGTGTTATGATTTTAAAATTACCACAAAGTTTTGGTGTAGAATATTCATCACCAGACGCACCACAGAATGGTAGATTACAAATATTAGGATCATCTAGTGGTCAGTTTGCAAATGTAGATTATCAACCAGAGATTCAAGAGCGAGATTTTTTTATATTTCCATATGATATGAGACATACAGTGTATCCATTTAATGGAGAAGGTTATAGAAGAACCTTAGCTGCAAACATGGATGTTCAATACGACCCAATTAGAAATAGAGGAGTAAGTTAATGTACGAAAATAGACACATCACAGAACCTAAATGGAAGAGTTGGATAATACAAACAACTACACCATTGTTTACACCCGATCAGTGTAGACAGATTATAGAGGCAGGAAGAAGACAACCACCAAGACAAGCACAAGTGGGTATGGGTAAACCTGGAGGTGGTACAGATACAAAGAAAAGAGTTACAACGATTAGTTGGATACCATTCAAAGAAATGGAACACATGTATCGTGATCTTTATAAATTTATACAACAGT